TCGACACGCCACTCTCACTTGGTTTATACTTGCGTATAAAACATGGGATGTGGCGTGAGGCAATCGCAATTAGCGTCAGCCCCAGTTCGTACCTTCATCACGCTTCGTATCTTAGCGATGCTTCTTGCACCGCTTTTCTTAGAAAGTGCGCTGGTCTTCCGACCGGCGTAGATACGCGCTCCGCTGCCATTGAGAAATGGAAGCAGGGCGAACGTGACTGTTACCTTTCCAACCAGCGCCTCGTTCGCTACCTTCCACAGTTTCGCAACTGTGAAGATGTCGATCCGCGTATCAGTTCTTTTCTGATGCGTGTTAAAAAGAGGATTACTAGTTGGATAGGTACCGCGCCTCCTTCTGAATTAGAGGGGAGGTTCGGACCAGGTGCGACATCGACAGACCGAGGACAGCAGACAACTGTCGCTCACAAAATTGCCAATGTTCCATCATTGACACAGGGTGCCATACCTGTACTTCCTTTCTGGGGACGTACATTATGGGGAAGGCGTAATGCCCAACACTCTGGAGAGATCAACCTGGTTCGGGGTAACCGTTTTTTAACGGTCCCTAAGACTGCGTTGACTGACCGCTGCATTGCTGCAGAACCGTCAATCAATGTATTCTACCAGTTGGCCTTAGGCCGGATCCTACGTCGTCGGCTTAAAAAATCGACATCGTTAGATCTTGATTACGCTCAAGATAACCATCGCCGTCTGGCGCAGTTATCTAGCGTTGACAATAGTCTCGCGACTATTGATCTCTCAAATGCAAGCGATACCGTTTCCAGAGTTCTTGTCAAACTTCTGGTTCCGCATACCTGGCATCAGTATCTAGAGGCCTTTCGGTCTCCATTTACTGTCATAGAGGGTAAGTGCGTACTACTGGAGAAATTCAGTAGTATGGGTAACGGGTATACCTTCGAACTGGAAACTATCCTTTTTCTTGCCATTGCTTGTCAGATTTATTCTGACGTCAAAGGTCGAGAGCCCCTCATCGGGGTAGATGTTTCCTGCTTCGGAGATGATATCATCAT